CGGAAGCATTTGGCAAGACAAAGGATATGGCACTACCAATAACGTTGCGAGGGATAACAGAACGAAAAGAATTAACTGGCAAAGACGGTCAGCCATTGTTTCTACCATCGGAAGTAATGGAAAAATATAACTTGAATGATAAAACAACTAACTCCAAGCCAAAGTCAAATAGTTAAAGATACTCACCGGTTCAGAATTGTTAACTGTGGCCGGAAGTTTGGTAAGACAACATTGGCTTCAGTTGAAATAACTGGTTGTGCTTCAGAGAAATCAAATAGGCAGATTCTTTACATAGCGCCGACAATAGGCGAGGCAAGAGATATTTTATGGTTGCCGCTTAAAAAATTGACACAGCCGAATTGGTCCAAAGAACCGAATGATACCCGGCTTGAAATAGAACTTAAAGCTCAAAATGGCGGAACTTCAACTATTTTCTTGAAAGGTTGGGAAGCGATTGAGGCAATCAGAGGAATGGAGTTTGACTTAATAGTTACTGATGAAGTCGCCAAATATAAAAGTTTTTGGTCTTTATGGAATGAAGTTGTCAGGCCGACTCTTACTCCAAGAAAGGGTAAGGGATTATTTCTTTCAACCCCTCGCGGATTCAATGCCTTTTACGATTTATGTAATCTGGAACTGACTGATAGCGATTACAAAACCTTCCACTTCACGACTTATGATAATCCGCATATTCCGGTTGAAGAAATAGAAAAAGCCAAAAAAGAACTTAGCCAAGAGCAGTTTTTACAGGAATATATGGCCAGTTTTCAGAAGACAAGCGGATTGGTTTATAAAGAGTTTTCAAGGAGTAAGCACTTATACGATGAACTGCCGCGAGGAACTTTCAGCAAAATCGCCGGCATTGACTTTGGATATACCCATCCGGCTGTTGTTTTGGATATAAGAACTAATGGCGAACTTTACTTTATTGAAGACGAATGGGTTAAGACTGGCCGAACCGAAAATCAGATCGCGGAGTATGTTGCCGCCAATAGTTTTGAAGCGGTATATCCTGATCCCGAATCTCCAAGCGCCATAGAAGAATTAAGACGAAAGAATATCAATGTCCGGGAAGTTATCAAAGGCAAGGATTCCGTTAAGTCGGGAATACAGAAAGTCAGGGAACTTCTGATAAACGGCCGGCTGAAAGTGAACCGAAAGTGCGTTAATATGATCGCCGGTTTTGAAATGTATTCTTACGATGGAGATAATCCGAAAGAGAACCCGATTAAGGAGAATGACGATTGCGCGGACGCGATCCGCTATGTTCTTATGATGGCTGATTTTAAGCCGGAGTTAAATAAAGAAATCCGGCAACATCTTGACAGAACCGAATATAGATTAAAAAATCAATCATCAAGATGAATCCTGAAGATATAATTATTAGAAAAGAACAGCCGCCGTTTCTTATCCAAATTGTTAGCGCCGGGATGAAACCTGAACTGACAACGATTTTTCCGTTTTCTAACATTATTTATAATCCTTCCGGCTTACCAATTCCCCAAGATATCATGATTCACGAAGTGAAACATATCGCCCAGCAAGGCAATAATCCCGAAGCGTGGTGGAAGCGATACATAACCGATAAGCAGTTTAGATTTGACCAAGAGCTTGAAGCCAACCAAGAACAGTATAAATTTGTTTGTAAGGTGTTGAAAGACCGAAACCAACGGACGAGGGCATTGCTAACTATATCAAGAAATATGTCCGGAGAGGTGTATAATCTGAATGTTTCAATAAATAAAATTATGGAGATGATACGAAATGGCTAATGTGTTATAATTTAGATATATGCCCAAAGGATTTATAGGTTTTCAAAAAGGGAAAGATAACCCTGCTTTTGGAAAACGCCCTCACAATTTTGGTAAACACCCATCAGAAAAAACTTTGAAAAAGCAAAGGGAAAGTCATTTAGTGTATATAATGCCCCAAAGTCAAAAAGATAAAATAAGAGATGCAAATAAAGATAGACCAAAACCGGAAGGATTTAAACAAAAAATAAGTGGTAAAAATAATCATAATTGGAGAGGAGGCAAGTCATTTCAATCATATGGTTTTGAGTGGACAGTTTTATTAAAACATTCAATAAGAACAAGAGATTTTTTTGTATGTCAAATTTGTAAAAAGAATGGGTGGCAAGTTCATCACATTGATTACAATAAATTTAATTGCGACCCCAAAAATTTAATTACTCTTTGTCGAAGTTGTCACATGAAAACCAATTTTAATAGAGAACATTGGATTAGGTATTTTAAGAAAAATGAAAAAGTATAAACTTTCGGTTATTATCCCAAGTTTAAACGAGGAATGGTTAGGTAAAACTATCCAAGATGTTATTGAACATAGCAATGAAGATACCGAAATTATTGCTGTTTTAGATGGTTGGGAACCTGATTTTAGGTTGCCGAAAAGCGAACGACTAAAAGTAATTCGCAATGAAATCACAAAAGGGCAAAGAGCCGCGCAAAATATAGGGGTTAAAGAATCAACTTCAGATTTTGTTATGAAATGCGACTCGCATATTTCTCTCTCTCAAGGTTTTGACAAAGTTATGATTGAAATTATGGAAGCGAACCCGGACATAGTTTTAGTCCCGGCGCTTGGCAATCTGCACGTTTACGACTATATCTGTCCTAAAGGACACCGAACATATCAAGGCAAGGTGGATAAGTGTTCGCAGTGCGATTCTAAAGAACTAACCAAAGAACTTGTTTGGAAAGTATCGTCAAAACTATACAGTGATTTTTATTTTGATAAGGACTTAATCTTTCAATTTGGAGATGTGGATAACTTTGAGATGCTTCACGAAACGAAAGCGATACAGGGGAGTTGTTTTATAGTGTCTCGCGATAATTACTGGATATGGGAGTTATGCGATGAGTTATGGGGAAGCTGGGGTCAGCAAGGATACGAAGTATACACAAAAACGATTAGAAACGGCGGCAAAGTGTTTTCAACTCGAAGGGCATTTATGGGACATTTCTTTCGCAAGGCTGATGAGTTCCCATACAAAAGAAGCCAAGAACAAATTGATAATTCTTATAAGAAGTCATTAGAATTAAGTAAAATTAAATAAACTATTGACAGGAAAATGGATAGGTGATATAATGATTGTATTATGGAAAATAAAATGTTAGAAATTAAAGTTGAAGTCACATCCCTGTCAGTAGGTGTTGGCGCGAGCCATAAGGGTGCTTTCAACTTCACCTACTAACACATCTGCTGATATGGATGTGATTTTTGTTTTTTCATAACCTAAATAGTATCAGTCCTAAACGGCAATGACATTAAACTTCGCCGAAGTTGAAATCAGACGACAGAAGGTTGAAAACTTTTAGCGTAATCGTAGGGGATTGTTTTAACCGGATGAAAAGTGAGCGGTTAAGACCACGCCAATCGTCCCCGGGTGCATAACAATCAGCATCAAAGAACCGAGGATTCGTCCTCCTTCATCTGTTTTTAACTTAAAGATACTTAATTAATTATTGATTAAATCCTTAAACTTGCTTCTTGGGTATGAAGTGAGGAAAGGATTGGCGACCTATGAGATTAGGAAAAGAGTTATATCAAAAGTATTTAAATAGTGATTGGTGGAAAATTAAGAGAAATCAAGTTGGCGAAAAATTTTGTTTTGTTTGTGGCGCAAGACAGAATCTTCATCTTCACCACTTAACGTATGCGAGAATTTTTAGAGAAAAGAATAAGGATTTGAAATGGTTATGTAAAGAACATCACGAAGGATTTCATAAGTTCACAGGAAGATTAAAACTTAAAGCTCTTCGAAGTTATAAAAGATTTATTCTTACTGGGATAGATGAAAGAAAAGATAGAAAAAGCCATATGTTTAATCGGAAAGCTTTTTATAGAAATAGTCAGTCAAGTGAAACTGCGGCAATTTTAAGAAGAAAACAAGATGGCTCTAAATTACTTAAATTTCTAAACTAAAACCAGCGAAAATTGCTAAAAAATAGTTTTTGTGATATAATAGATTCGCTACAGGTGTTTTGACGATTTTAATAACAAACTAAAACAAATAACCGGCAGGAATTTATTTGAAACAGAGTGTTCACGAAATAATACGAAGGGCAGAAGAAACGTATAATCACGGCTTTATCCAAAAGAGTGAATATGTTAAATTTTATCCAAAAGCCGATCTTGATAAAATAGACGCATATGTCAATTCTAAATTTGTTTCGGGCGATGTTGATGAGTTAGGCCGGGAAAAACCATTTTTTCAAACAGGTATAGCCAAAAGAAACATCACTTACAGGGCTACCGATATTGACCGGAAGAATATCAGAACCAAAGTAACCAAGTTAAAACAAACGCTGTTGGGGCTGTTAGCTAAAGCCCATCTCCAAAACTGGATGAATGAATCCGATTTTGGTCAGTTCCTAAACGATTGGGGGCTTGTTTTAGCTACATACAATTCCGCTATATCAAAACATATTGAACAAGACGGCAAACTTATATCAAAGGTTGTTCCTTGGGGAACTATCATCTGCGATTTTGTTGATTTTGATAACAATCCGAAGATTGAGAAGTTATGGTTTACTCCAGCCCAGTTAAAGCAGAATGAAAGCTACAACCAAGAAATGGTTGAACAGCTTATTACCGCTAAATCTACAAGAAAGGGATTCACTGGCAGACAGGTTGACCAAAAAGCCGATTACATAGAAGTTTACGAGATTCATGGCGAACTGCCATTAAGTTGTCTAACGGATAAAGACGAAGACGATACCACTTACCAACAGCAAATGCATATTGTTTCTTATAACAAAAGCAGGGGCAGAGGGAATTATGAAGATTTTACGCTATTTTCAGGCAGAGAAAAACAAGACCCTTATATGCTTACGAGCTTGATACCAAGCGTTGACGGCTCTATTTCTCTAGACGGCTCAATTAAAAACAACTTTGAGTCGCAGTGGATAGTAAACGATACCCACAAAAAGATTAAGGACTATTTGGAGTTGGCTCTCAAAATGTTCTTTCAAACTTCTGATGGAAACTTTCTTGGCAAAAACGCCATAACTAACGCAGATCAGGGAGATATATTTACTCACGCTCAAAATCAGCCCCTTACCCAGTTAAACAACAGGGCGGACATAGGGCCCGGAATAGCATTTATCAATCAATGGGAAACGCAGGGCAACCAGAACGCGGGCATATCAGAAGTAATGGCAGGTGAAAATCCTCCATCAGGCACGGCCTGGAGACAGGTTCAGGCACTCTTACAGGAATCACACTCTCTGTTCAAACTTATGAGGCAGAATAAGGGGCTGGCTATCACCAGAATACTTAACAAGTTTGTCGCTCAATTTATCCAAAAGAAAATGGATACTTCAGAAGAAATTATAGCGACTTTAGATTCTTACGATATTAAGCAGATTGACAGGGCATTCGTGCCAAACGAAGCGATACAGGTAGCCAACGAACAAATTAAACAGGATATTTTGGCCGGCAAGATAACCCAGCAACCTGATTTGAGTGCTATAGAATCGCAAATTCAAGGCAAATTAAGTGAAATGGGCAATCAGAGGTCAATTAGACCATCTGAAATAGAAACAACCAAATGGAAAGAAGTTTTTAAGGACTTCAAGTTTATATTTGAGTGCGATCCAACCGAAGAAAATGAAGACAACCAAGCGGTTATAGCAACATTTGACACCGCTTTGAAATTTATCGCTAGTTTAGGAGGCAGGCCGATGACTCCCGCGGAAGAATTTTGGTTTAATAAACTTATGTCGCAGGTAGGACACGTCTCTCCCCTTGAACTTTCACAAATCCAACAACCTCAACAACAATTATCAATGGGACAGCCATTACAGCCAACAGCACAAACTGGCGGCAGACAGGTCGGTATGGCCACAGGATTACAAATACAATAATATAATAAATAAATGAAGAACGGAAAACACATGATGCCTTCTGGCAAAATGATGAAAGATAAAGAAATGAAAAGGATGGTAGATAAGATGATGGGTAAAAAAGCCAAAGGCAAGAAAAAGAACAAAAAAGGAAGTTATTAAAATGGATCACAAGCAACAACAATATCCTAAAAACGATACGACTATATTACTTAATGATTCGGACAAGTTGTTCATTAAAGGAGTGTTCGCCAATAAATTAGATTTGCTTCTTTTGCTAAGAAAATCTCTATTACGGGGAGAAATGAATGCGAGCGAGAAAAACTTATTTTCTAATTTCTCAAAAGAACTTGTCGCGATATTAAGAAAGCAATTTTTGCCGACAATAAACTTTGAGAATCCGGCGGCGCAACTTATTGACTTATGGGCGACGGCTCACATAAGAGATAAAAGCGTAGATGACGCTTGGCTTGAAATGGAAGCAAGAAGAATCTTAATAGATTATTTGGAAGAACGATTTGCTTTCTTGGAAGGAAAAGGGGAGGAAAAAATCAATTTAGTTGATTTGGAATATGACAGAAGCAAGTCAAAAGAACAATCGTTTATAAATTTGCTCGCACGAAATACCATAATCCACCATATTGACGGGAATATGGGTATTTTGTGGGCCGAAGCAAACAGGCCGGAAGAAAAAAAAGAAGACCAAGAAGAAAAGAACAGAAAAAAATCTAATAGATAATTTGAAAAAATAGTTTTTTTATGTTATACTTATAATTAAATAAATATGGTGCTGGTGAAACACCTACAAAGCTCACCTATAAAATTATGGCTACCTCACTTGCCTCAATAGAGGAAAAAATAAACTCTGACACTGCTTTTCAGGAAACATTGGCGGACTTGTCCGAAGAAGATAAAGAAGCCGCAGTCTCCGAGAAAAGAACAGAACTGATTGACGCGGAGTTGGCTAAAGAAGCCGAACTCGCGACCAATTACAAAGTCAGAGCAGAAAAAGCTGAAGCACTGGCAAAACAGCTTAAAATAAAGCCAGAGGAGAAACCGGAATCTCCTAATACGCCGGTACTGGAACTTAAAGATATTAGAGCTTTACAGGATGTCCACGATGACGATGTGGACGAGTTGATTGAATACGCCAAATTCAAAGGCGTATCGGTGGCTGAAATTAAAAAACTTCCTGTGATACAAGCTCATCTAAAGGTTAAAGCGGAAGAACGAACCACCGCTCAAGCCACTAACATTGGCAAAGGTGGTGGCAGGACTTCCAAAATAACCGGACAGAATCTGCTTGAAAAAGCGTATGAGACAGGGGAAACTCCAACTGACACTGAAGCAATCAAAGCGTTGGTTCAAGCAAGGATTCAGGAACAGATTAATATAAAGAAAGGTAATTAAAATCTTAATAGGGCGGCAGGCATGTTGTTTTACAATTTATAGTTATTAGTTAATTTGTGGTATAATATAAATATAAAATTATGCCAAGAATAAAAGAATTCAAATATACAAAAGAGACAAGAGATAGAATAGCCCAAAAGATGAAAGGAAATAAAAATGGATTAAATACTCGTTTCAAGAAAGGAAATAAATTTGGTGGCAGACCAAAAGGATTTAAACATTCTGAAGAAACTAAAAGAAAGTTTAGGAAACATGGCTTATCAAATACCAAAGAATATAAGAGTTTTTGGAATAAAAAAACGAAAGCAATGAGAAGGGCTGTTATTGGTTCTCATACTCTCGCTGAATGGCAAACTTTGAAAGCACAGTATAATTGGACCTGTCCTTGTTGCCATAAATCAGAACCAGAAATCAAATTGACAGAAGACCATATAATCCCTATTTCAAAGGGTGGAAGTAATAATGTAGAAAATATCCAACCTCTTTGTATGAAATGTAATTTAAAAAAGAGTGTCAAAATTATTAAATATCAAATTAGTTAATAACTGTAAATTGTAAGCAATAAAAAATATTAAGTTAACCGGCAGGTTAAAAATAACCGGCAGGGATTATAAGAAATTTAACTTAATAAAAATTCATGAATACCGTAGGAACATCAACGTTATCGGGAGTAAATAAAGTACTCTTTATGGCGACTTTTCAGGAAATCCTGAAAAAAGCCATGATAGCGGAAGAAATCTGCGCAGTTGATCGCAGTGATTCTAAATATATATCAAATCCTTATGGTTCAGAACCGACAGCGGTTGTTCAGGCAGTCGCAGGTACTTATTCAGTAAGCGCTTGGACGACAACTGACGATAATTTGACAGTAGCGGATGAAGTAGTTTATGGAGAACACGTTTTCGGCTTTGAACAAGCATTCTCAAGATACGACTTAAAAGCCGCGAGATATGAGCAAATGGCTTATGCGGTAAGCTATGCGCTGGATAAGTGGGTAATTAACAACCTTTGTGAAGACGGAACCGGAACTTACACAACACCAGTAGGCGGATTTACCACGGCCGCTAACTTCTTAACCATAATCGGCAACTTATTTACCAAAGTAACCGGTTTTCAAGCCATTAGGGGTTACTACTTGGTCTTGGAAAGCGGTGATTTAGCAGGTGTCTGGCCAGCAATGGCAAGCAATGGCTTTGTAACGGCTGATAATGCTTTGAGAGAAGGAATGTTAATGAAGTATGGAAATATTGATATTCATATCGTAAGAGCGGGCACGTTCGTTGATGAAGCGGCCACAACCGTTTCCGGCACGAAGACATGGACTAACGCCAGCCATAGAGTTTTTGGCGTTAAGGGCACTACAACTTACTGTTCTCCAAGAGATCTTACCTATGAAGAAAAAGGTGTAAGCGGCAAAACAGGCCAAGAAATTGATATTTGGGCTTTGGTCGGACACAGAGTTTGGAATAATAAAGCGGCTTTGACGGTTGATATTACCTTGGCTTAATAGATTACAAACCCCCTTTTTGGGGGAATTCAGCGTGGGATAAGTAAAGGTTTTACCTGCCGGTATCTCCTGAAAGTCCCTCTCTGAACTCTCTCAAAAAGGATTAAATTAAAATAAAATGGCAGTAATAAAAATAGATGCCTCTCTGAGTAAAAAACAAAAAGGTATTCCCATTGATCAAGATGGACGAAAAGCATATTACGAACGCCTTATGGCGATATACCAAGCCCAAAATCCTATGAAGTTTGAAACCAAGAAAGAAGAACTCCAAAAGAAAGCTGATGGCTTTGAATATATTGCGGGCAAGTGGGTGAATATCTTTTCAAGACCATTGGGGGAACAGAAATTAACACCCGTAGAAAGAGAGGCAATAGGCATTCAAGAAAAACTCAACGCAGACCTAGAAAACACAAAGAGGTTGGTAGCACTTGAAGCCGAAAATATAGAGTTAAGGGCGAAGTTAGGAGCTGTTGAAAAACCAAAAGGTCGCTCAAAAAAGGATAAATAACAATTAACTAAAAACAAATGGAAAATAAATATATAATTTTGGGAGTTGCGGTTGTTGTTTTATCCGTATCTTTGAGCTTGATTTTTGGCGGAAGTTCCATAGTCCAAGAAACTATCAGAGAAATCAAAGACCTTGGAGCTATCCCAAGCGCTTTGGATGTTGGCCCGGAACTTGGAATAAACCGACTTCAAACAAGGGTTGTTATGGGTGAATTTACCCACAACGGAACTTCAACGATAGCGGATTTCACAAATCCATTTTCCGCCACCGCTACGATTGATTTCTTCGCCATAAGGAGTATTGGGGTGTCATCTTCCACTTACAATGTTCAATGCGGGGTGATGACTTCAAGCACCACGAATGCTTTCGTTGGGGACGGTCTGATGAAATTTGGGACTGTATCAACTTCAACTGATTTCGGATTGGTAACTAACGAAATGGCCACTTCCACTAATTTATTCGGGAGTATGACAGGAACAGTAGGTTATGGCGGCCCCATCAATATCACTGGCGGCGATTTAGGAAGATTCAAATGTATAGCGACACATCCTGCCGGATATGATACCGCAAGAATCGCGACTACGACTCCCAACGCCTCTTTCCAAGTAAATTGGTGGGCAAGAGTGTTATTTGGAAGATAAAATTTTCACACTATTCCTATTTCTAAACTTGTGATTGGAAAGGGAATAGGAATGAGAACTTTATTAAAAGTAATAAATAAAAAAGATATGTTCAAAGAAAAATTATATCACTGGAAAATGTCTATAATCATGGGATTAGCCCTTATTGCTATCTTCGGCTTGATAAGTTTTAACAACTATCAGGCAGAAAAGGCCGTTGGCGCCGCCGAGAACTTTAGTTTTGCCAGAAAAACCTTTACAGGTATGACTGGTGAAACCCCTAATTGGTATTCAGCGACCAATAATAATTTGTTATGGATTGGCAACGCCACCACCACAACCGAATTCGTAATGGATGTGGAAAATGTGGGTTCGGTTACTTTTAATCTTTTTACCAAAGGAACGACCACTGTTTCTTCAAACACGGTAACGGCTGTCAACTGGCAAATTGAATATACTCAAGCGTCTTCAACTACAAACGGAACTTGGTTTGGTCAAGACGCTGAAACAACAACCGTGGCTTCGGGTGTTCATAGAGAAAAATTTCACTTTTACGATTCAGGGGTAACATCTTCTTCTTCAGTTCAGTTTGTCGTAAATGATATAAACGCAAAATCTATGAGACTCGTATTTAGCGCAGGGACAACTACCCCTGCCTATATAGGAATCTGGCT